AGCTGAGTTTGATGAAAAAAATGGCTGGGTACGATATACTTTAGACACGCCTGTTGAGGCGGCTCCTGTCGTCAACGAACTGGAAGTCAAACGTCGTCGTAGCCGACCCACAGAGGTGGTCGAACAAGGAGCATAAACATGGCCATCTATACCGCTGGCGATCAAATCAATAGAGCATTACGATTGCTTGGCGTGTTGGCTGAAGGTGAAACACCTTCTTCGTCCGTGTCCCAAGACGCTTTGATGGCGCTGAATCAGATGATTGATTCATGGAACACCGAGCGCCTATCGGTTTTTAGCACCCAAGATCAGACATTTACTTGGCCTGCCGGTGAAATTAAACGCACTCTTGGCCCATCAGGTAACTTTGTTGGTTTGCGTCCTGTGCTGTTGGATGACGCTACCTACTACCGCGATCCAGGCACCAACGTGTCTTACGGCATCAAATTTATCAATCAACAACAATACAACGGCATTGCAGTCAAGACTGTGACCAGCACATACCCGCAGGTCATTTTTGTCAACATGACTTACCCTGATGTTGAAATGTACATTTACCCGCGCCCCACACGCGACTTGGAATGGCACTTTATCAGTGTGCAAAAGTTAAGTGAACCTGCTAATTTGGTGACCAATATTTTGTTTCCACCAGGCTATCTGCGGGCGTTCGTATATAACTTGGCAATGGAATTTGCACCAGAGTTTGGCGTGGAGCCAAGCCCCCAAGTGCAACGCATTGCAATGACAGCCAAGCGCAATCTGAAGCGCATCAACAACCCTGACGACATCATGTCGATGCCTTACGCCATTGTGTCTTCACGTCAGCGGTTCAACATCTACGCCGGTAATTACTGATGCAAACGCCGATTCTTGGCTCCAGCTACGTTGCTCGCAGCATCAACGCTGCCGACAATCGCATGGTCAACCTGTACCCAGAAGCCACGCCAGACGGCGGCAAAACTGCGGCTTTTCTGACGCGCTGCCCTGGCTTGGAATTCTTGCAAACGATCGGCACAGGCCCCATTCGTGCCCTTTGGGCACACCAGACCAATGGGACGAATATCTTTGTGGTGTCTGGCAACCAAGTCTACAAACTTGACGGCATGACCTCCACGCCCACTTTCTTGGGCAATGTCACCGGCACGGGCCCCGTGTCTATTGCTGACAATGGAACCCAGCTTTTCTTTGCCTGCAACCCTGACAGCTACATCTACAACGAAGTCACCGACGTGTTCCAGCAAATTACCGACCCAGATTTCCCTGGCGCGGTGACTGTGGGCTACTTGGACGGCTACTTTGTGTTCAACGAACCCAACAGCCAAAAAGTGTGGGTGACGTCTTTGTTGGACGGCTTGTCTGTCGATCCGCTGGATTTTGCCAGCACTGAGGGTTCCCCCGACGGTTTGGTGGCCATCAACATAGACCACCGTGAAGCATGGATGTTTGGCACCGACTCAATTGAAGTTTGGTACGACGCTGGTTTGGCCGACTTCCCGCTGACCCGCATCCAAGGTGCGTTCAACGAAATTGGTTGCGTGGCCGCGTTCTCGGTGGCCAAGCTGGACAACGGTTTGTTTTGGCTGGGTACTGACGCCCGTGGCCAAGGTATTGTCTACCGAGCCAACGGCTACACCGGCCAGCGGGTTTCCACCCACGCCATTGAGTATGCAATCGCTCAGTACGGCAACATTTCAGACGCAATTGCGTACACCTACCAGCAAGAAGGCCACGCCTTTTATGTGTTGACATTCCCCACCGGCAACGCCACATGGGTCTACGACGTGGCCACCCAAGCGTGGCATGAGCGGGCTGGCTGGGACAACGGGGCTTTTATTCGCCATCGGTCTAACTGCCAATGTAATTTCATTGGCAACACTATTGTTGGCGACTTTGAAAATGGCAACATTTACAAGATGACCCTGGATGTTTACGCTGACTATGATGAGCCTCAAAAGTGGCTGCGCTCATGGCGAGCCCTGCCCAGCGGTCAGAACAACCTCAAGCGTACTGCCCACCACAGCCTGCAACTGGATTGTGAATCCGGCACAGGCTTGGCCACTGGCCAAGGCGATGACCCCCAGGTTATGTTGCGTTGGTCGGATGATGGTGGCCACACTTGGAGCAATGAGCATTGGTCACCCATGGGCAAGATTGGCGCATACTACCAGCGCGTGTTCTGGCGCCGGCTGGGCATGACGCTCAAGCTGCGGGATAGGGTCTATGAAGTGTCTGGCACCGATCCTGTAAAAGTTGCCATCATGGGCGCTGAATTGATTCTGAGCCCGACCAATGCCTGAAAAACTTAATATAACGAACCTACCTTCGTCGCGGGTCGAGTTTATCGACACACGCACAGGGTTGATGTCGCGTGAATGGTATCGGTTCTTTTTGAACTTGTTTACTTTGACGGGCAGCGGCAACAACCAGACATCTTTGGACGACCTGCAACTTGCGCCCCCGCCAACGCCCGCAACGACAGGCGGCGGCTCCGGCACGGTCACATCGGTTGATGTATCGGGCGGCACGACAGGCTTGACCGCCAGCGGGGGTCCAATCACCACCACCGGCACCATCACCCTTGGTGGTACTTTGGCAATTGGCAGCGGTGGCACAGGCTCCACGTCAGCGGGCGGTGCACCATTTGCGCTCAAAGGAGCCAACACCGACATCACATCGGTCACGCTGACCAGCGGCACGATCACCACCGCACCCACATCAAGCAACGATATTGCCAACAAGTCTTATGTTGACAGCATTGCCACCAACGTCAATTTTCATACGGCATGTAGTTACGCCACAGCCGCAGTGCTGCCAGCCAACACCTACAACAACGGCACTGGCGGCGTAGGTGCAACTCTGACTGCCAACGCCAACGGCGCGTTGGTTGTGGACAGCTACACGTTTGTGTCGCCTGGCGATCTTAACAAGCGGGTGTTGGTCAAAGATGAGGCCGCAGGGGCCAACAACGGTGTCTATACGGTCACCCAAGTCGGGGATGCAAGCAACCCCTACATTTTGACCCGCGCAACGGATTACGACACCAGCGGCACAGGCGTAGACCAAATCGACCAAGGCGACATGATGTTGGTGTTGTTTGGCACGGTCAACGCCAACACATCTTGGGTGCAACAGACCCCGCTGCCAATCACGGTCGGCACTACTGCGTTAGTGTTTATTGAGTTTGCTGCGGTGCAAACATACACCGCTGGTACAGGGTTATCCCTAATTACCAACCAGTTTTCAATCACAAATATCGGCACGGCGGGCACTTACGGTTCGGCCACACAAACGCCGGTATTGACCACCAACGCCCAAGGTCAGGTCACAGGCGTCACAGACACCACCATCACGCCTGCGGTGGGCTCAATCACAGGCTTGGCCACTGGCGTAGCAACTTTTTTGGCCACGCCGACCAGCGCCAATTTGGCGGCGGCTGTGACCGATGAAACCGGCACTGGCGCATTGGTGTTTGCCACTTCCCCCACTTTTGTGACACCGATCCTTGGCGTTCCGCAATCGGGGGACTTCAGCATTGGCACATTCACTTGGCCAACCTTTAACCAGAACACCACAGGCACAGCGTCCAACGTCACAGGCATTGTGGCCGTGGCCAACGGAGGTACAGGCACGGCCACACCGGCGCTGGTAGCAGGCACCAACGTCAGCATCACAGGCACTTGGCCAAACCAGACAATCAACTCAAGCAACCCAGGCGGCACGGTCACTTCGGTGGCCGCAACGGTGCCGTCATTCCTGTCGATCAGCGGCTCACCAATCACTTCGTCGGGCACCTTGGCCATCACCTACTCAGGAACGGCTTTGCCTATTGCCAACGGCGGCACTGGCGAAACTACAGCTAACACAGCTTTCAATGCGCTAGCCCCTAGCCAAACAGCTAATTCAGGCAAGTATCTAACTACTGATGGGACAAATACCTCTTGGGCTTCTGTTGCGTCTTCAACTACCAATGCCTATGCTTTTGCGTGGTTCTTAAAATGAGGAAACTATGATAGTTTTAGATACAACATCAAAATCCATAACGATAGTTATGTCGGGTGCGGCTGCAACGACAAACCCGAGTTTCACCGCCGCATACGCAGATAACAATGGGACTTCTTTTACGGAAGGCGCAAACGATGGTGTTTTAAACGGAACTACGGCAGTGACTGTGGTCGCCGCCCCTGGCGCCTCTACCAGAAGAATAATTAACACAATCACGGTTGAAAACAATGACACTGCCGCAGTGACCATAACTGTTGGTTACCTAAATACTGCAAGCACAAGGGTAATTGTTAAAGTTACTTTACAAGTTGGCGATACATGGACAACTAATGGCGCATACGATACCAATGGGAACCTAAAACAAACTTCAGGCGGGGCAAGCGGCGCAACGATTACCAACGACACTGCTACGGCCACCAATGTCTACCCCGTATTTGCCAACGCACTTTCTGGCAGTTTTACGACGGCGTACATCAGTAACGCTAAGTTGCTGTACAAGCCGTCTACGGGCGAATTCTTGTCCCAGCAATTCAATGCGGGCAACGGAATTTACGTCAACAGCAAAACCGTTTCAACAAGTTACACTATAGCTACTGGAAATTCAGGCATGTCGGCTGGGCCGATCACCATTGCTAGCGGTCAGACCGTGACGGTTTCGTCAGGCTCCCGCTGGGTTGTTTTGTAAAAGGTGCTTCAATGACTGTAACCGCCAAAAATTTAGTTCCAGCCAAAACCGTTGAGGCAACGCAGACAACGCAATATATTGCCAATGGCGTGACCACGATCATCGACAAGTTTACCGCCACCAACTACAGCGGCTCGTCAGTCACCATCAGTGTCAACTTGATCACGGCCACAGGCACTGCCAGCAATGACAACTTGATCGTCAAGCAACGCACCTTGGCCGCGTCTGAGACTTATATCTTTCCTGAACTCGTTGGCCAGATATTGCCTTCTGGGGGATTTATCTCCACAATCGCAGGTACAGCCAGCGCCATCAACATGCGCGTCAGCGGAAGGGAAGTCTCGTGAACGATCTAGTTGATAAGGTTAAATTTCGCCAAAACGTCTTGACGGTTCAAGCCGGATTAGACGCCATGATTGCCAATGGTGAAGTGGAATCTATTGCTGAAGAATGCACGTTAAAACATTATTTTTCACCTAAAGATGAAAAGTATGGCTGCTGCACTTACGCTAGAGAGATAAAACTCCCTAAAGGGTCGATAGTAATTGGAAAAATACACCGGCACCAGCACCTCAATTTCATCACGCAAGGTGAAGTTATCGTATACACCGAGTTTGGCGAAAAGCATTTAAAAGCACCTTGCACGTTTATCTCAGAGGTTGGCTTGAAACGTGTGGTTCGTGCGTTAGAAGACACAATATGGACGACCGTTCATTTGACTGAATTTGAGTCTGAAACTGAGCTAGATAAAATTGAACATGAAGTTATCGCCCCGTCGTACGACGATTTGGGATTGATTGCATCTGTTGAAGCATTGCCGCAAATACCGGCGCAAGGAGTTTGATATGACATGGGTAGCAACAGCAGTTGTAGGTAGCGCAGCCGTAGGTGCGTACTCAGCAAATAAAGCGGGAAGAGAACAAGCTGGTGCAACGGATCGCGCTGCACAACTTGAACGCCAAACTTCTCAAGAGCAATTAGCTCTTCAAAAGCGTATGTACGAAGAAGACATAGCTCGGCAAAAGCCTTTCTATGATGTGGGCGTCAATGCGTTGCCAGAATTGGTTTCAGCATCAAGATATGAACCGTTTACTATGGGTAAGTTTCAAGCCGATCCAGGTTACGCGTTTCGATTAGGCGAAGGCACAAAAGCCTTAGAACGCTCTGCTGCGGCCCGTGGTGGCTTGCTGTCTGGCGGTACTGGCAAGGCGCTACAACGGTTTGGCCAAGAGTTTGGCTCGCAAGAATACACCAACGCATTCAACCGTTACCTAGGAGAACGTGACGCTCGTTTGAAACCTTTGCAGGCACTTACCGGCATGGGCCAAACTACAAGCCAACAACTCGGTGCCGCTGGTCAAAATTACGCGGGAAGTTCTGCAAATATCGCGGGGAATATGGCGACAAATGTTGGCAATCTCATGGGCAGCGGCGCAGCCGCACGGGCGTCTGGGTACGTCGGCACGGCAAACGCTTTGACGGGTGGTTTAGGTACGTATCTAAACTACAGCCAAGGTCAAAATACTCTTGCGGCTTTGCGAGATAGGGGCCAATATACACCTGGGTCGTATAACTTTGTTGGCCC